ATTTAAAAAACAAAAATATTTACAATTAAATAAATAGAGACATGTCAAAGAATTTAGATTTTACTGTGTGTAGAAATGCTACGTATGATTCAGTAACAGCATCAAGAGGAAATTTTGATGTATTATATAGTTCTGGTGGTAGTGTAGCTGGTGGTAGCTCTGATACAAATAATACCGCATTTGGGTATAAAGCACTGATATCTGTAACTCCTGCAGCAACAGGACCATTGTTTGGAACTAACAATGTTGCATTTGGTGTTAGTGCACTATCTTCTAACACAACCGGAACTTATAACACATCAGTTGGAAGTACTTCATTAAAAAATAATACAATAGGAAACAGTAATGTAGCAGTTGGTTCTCAGACATTATCTTCTAACGCAACAGGAAGTCGAAATGTAGCGATTGGAACTAGATCTTTATATAGTTGTACAGGTTCTAACGATAACACAGCTGTTGGTCATTATACACTAGAACAAAATATATCCGGTAATAATAACGTAGCTATTGGTTCTTTTTCTTTAAAAAGTAATTTAATAGGAAGTGGTAACACATCAATTGGAAAAAATTCTTTATTTGTTAACTCAACTGGTGATAATAATACAGCGGTTGGAAATACTTCGTTATATAGAAATACAACAGGTAGTTATAACGTAGCTATTGGAGCAGGAGCAGGTAATAATATAACTACAGGATCAAGTAATATAGTTATAGGTTATGCTATATCTGTAGATGATGAAACTGATAATAACAAAATTTATATAGGAGATAATAGTTATCAAATAAAGATTTTTGGTAATGGTATATTACCAGGACCTTCTGATAAAAGAGATAAAACCGAAATTCAAGATTTAAAATCTTCTATCGATTTTATCAACGAAATAAAAACAGTAACATATAAATGGGATAGAAGAGAATGGTATCCTAACAAGATACCTGATGGAAGTAAAAAGAAAGAAAAGATATTTACTGGGTTTTTAGCACAGGATTTACAAGAATTACAAGATAAACATGATATGAAATATTTAAATTTAGTTAGTGATGAAGATTTAGATAGTCTATCAATATATAAAGGTGAATTAATGCCAGTTATAGTAAAAGCATTCCAAGAGTTGACGGTTATAGTCAAGTCGCAAAAGGAAATGATTGATAAATTATCGGCTTTTGTTAACTTCAATTAACTTAAAAATGAACCAATTAAAATTTAAAAAAAATGTTATATATAAATAAACATATAAGAAATGAGATCTTTTACAAACACAGACTTTTGTGTTCGTAGTACATCAAGCAGAAATTTTGAAGTTCCCGTTGTAGCTCCTAAAGAATTAGTTGATAACTCTAATAATAATAATGAATCAATTAGTGATTTAATTAACCCTCTACTAAAATCGGTTGAACAATTGACATTAATTGTCAAAACACAACTACAAGAAATTGATAGATTGAAAAAAATTGCCCCTAATGTTGAAGAATCGAAGGTTGAAGAATCGAAGGTTGAAGAACCGAAGGTTGAAGAACCGAAGGTTGAAGAACCGAATGTTGAAGAACCTAAAGTTGAAGAACCTAAAGTTGAAGAACCTAAAGTTGAATAACCTAAAGTTGTTATACGAAAGTATCACTTAGATATTCTTCCATATCATTTGCGTCACACTAAAGTAGATACTCCGGTCGTAGAGACACCGGTCGTAGAGACACCGGTCGTAGAGACACCGGTCGTAGAGACTCCGGTCGTATACACCGTTAATACTCCATACCATATACTTTTTCCTTAGGTGATATATTCTAGTTTAAATTTATAAATAATACTCATTATTTATAACTAAGATGCAAATTAAACATATTTTTATGGTATAATTCCATTAACAGTGAGAGTGTCTTGTATGAATTTTTTAATATCTTCTATTTTTATTGTATAGGGTACTTCAATTAAAAGTATACCATTTTCTTTACAAATTCTCCGTTTCATATCATCTCTATACTTTTGATTTAAGAATGCTTCTTTGTTTTTATGAAAAAATGGTATGAAACGATAGTGTTGCACGCCATTATATTCTACAGCGATTCTTAACTCAGGATCAAAGCAATCAAGTTCTAAATTAAAGTCACCACCTGTTACAGGATTTCGTAAAAAATCAGGTCGTGCCTTATCAAATCTTCTATTAAATAATAATTGAAGAACTCGTCTGCATTCTGTTTCACCTCTACTTTCTCGAGGAGGTTGACGACCTGTTTTATTTTGAGGAGTCAATATACTTTGATGTGAAAGAAAATAGTCTTTCTTACTAGTCCAAGTCCCTCTTTTACCTTTGATCTTATGATATAAGCCAAAAAGTAATAAGAATGCTAAACATAGACCTAGTGTTATTTCAAAACCATACTCAGACCATTTACTTTTTAACTCTGACAGCATTTAGTTATACTCATTTTTTTAAAAAAATGAGTATCTAATCAATATCGTCAATACCAGTATTACTTACATGATTTGAAATTTCAGCCTTACATACTGGGCAAACCGGTTTGTATTTACCCCACTCTTTTATACATTTAGGATGATAAATATGCCCGCAATCTAAAACGGAAACGTCTTCATTTTTTTGGTATTTGTCAGTACATATAGAACACTCATCATATTTTTTATCTGTTGTGTCATAAGGTTGTGATCCAACAACAACATCAACATTATCTTTTCTATATAACTGAAGATCATTTTCACTATTTTGTATTGCTATTTGAAGAGGGTCAAACTCTGGCATAAATATAGGATCAAGAACTGACATCATATTCATTATAGCAAATAAAGCATCCGAGGTAGATTCAAACTGATAGTTATCAAATGGTAAATATTCATCTGTATGCACTTGAAATCTAATTGGTCGAGGCATTCTTTATTTATACTTAGAAACGAATTTCTTAAATCATCCTGTATTCTTTAGTAAAAAGGATTGTGATTCCAACCAAGTTCTTCAAATAAATCTTTGCATATTTCATCGTGAAAGAATTTTCTATCAATCGTTTTAAGTATAATAAATTCCTCTTTCTTGCATGGATGTCTATGTCTACGAAGCAATTGAAAGAGAACGTATTGAGTATTAATAAAATTCTTTCTTTCAATGTATTTAAATCTTTTGTCGTATAGATCTGTGAGTACATCAAAATCGTCAAGAAGCTGTTCTTCTAAATAAGATATGTCATCAGGCTTTATTCCTGTAAAATTATAGTGAATAAGATGTACATTCTCGTAATGTTTAGAATAACCAAGTTCTTTAAGAAATATAAGAATATGGTTCTTTGTAACATCAGCGAATTTAACTTCTTTGCTAGCATCAATTCCTCCTCTAAGAAGATGATGCCTTTTGAATTGCATTTCTAAATCGTCATATATTTTTTGATGTATGGTGCTATTCTGTTTACCTTGATATTGATTTATACAATCGCGAAAATGAACTTTTCTATCATAGGTATATTTACTTGAAATATTAACTCTATCAATATCAGTATAAGAAGAATTATGTTTCATCACTGTTTGTCTTGCATAACATTTGGTGCATATATAAGTATTACCGTCAATAATATCAAAGTCTTTTTTATTAAAGCAGTTAGGACATGTTATCCTTTGTGGTTTAACATTCTCAAATTCTATATTAACATATTTTACAGCTGCTTCTAAATAAAGATCTATTACATTGATCTTATCTTTATCCTTTTTAACAAGTTTACCCATAAAACTTACTTTAACAGGAGTTTTTAAAATATCTTTATAATGTTCTATAAAAGGCAACGTTTCCATAATATAGAAGTGATAATTTCGATTTGTTTTTAAATCATCGATATGTGCTAATAATTCAAGACGAGCCTTTTCTAGACTCAATCTTATTCTGCGTCGAAGATTTTCATTTTTTAGCGATTCTTCTATCTCTAAAAGCTTCTCCTCGTGATCTGGTAGTTTTGCAAACTCATCCTCGAAATTCTTACGTATATTGCTATCTATACTCAAAATATCTAGTTCGGACATTGCCTTTATTCGTTCTGAAGACTCATTTAAGCTCGCATTTTTCATTTCATTTTAATATTTAAAGTATATATTTTGTTAAAAAAATGAAAAATAATCTTGCGCTAATATAAAACAATGTCTTCCATCTCTACGTCAAACGTAACTTCTGGGTTCATTGATCTCGCCACATTTGACGAAATCGAGAAGTACCTCTATGGTGGTCACGATGCCACTGCTTATTTCGTCCGCGAGACTAGGAAAGCTACCTGGTTTACTCAGGTGCCTGT